AAAACGTTCATTCGGCCGACAATCACGACACATACCTCGGTTGCCGCCCAGGCTGCGGAACTTAACGCAGTCAGCGCAACGACGATGGTGATTGCATCAAACTCGGTGTCCCGCACCACCCTCGCGGGTCAGGTCACGCTGTCGGTGCAGGACATCGATTTCACGTCACCCGCAGCCATGCAGCTGATCCTCAACGATCTCATTGGTGAATACATGATCGCGTCGGATAATTTCTGCGCTGATAATTTGCTGGCCGCCGCGAACTCGAGCGGCGTGTGGGACGGCACCGTTGCCGACCTCATGAAGAGCATCTACGACGCAGCGAATGATGTTTCGAGCGGACGCAACTACATGCCGACCCACATGTTTGTCAGCGTCGACGTATGGTCGCAAATGGGCCAGCTTGTTGACGGCTCAAATCGCCCGGTGTTTCCGTTCATCGGTGCCGGCCTCACCGGCTTCAACTCGATTGGCTCATACGCCGCAACCACCTGGGATTCAACCCCGCTCGGCTTGCAGCTCGTCGTGGACAGCAACTTTGCTGCCAAAACGATGATCATCACCCGCGTTGGGACTGGCGTCGGTGACGCGTTCGAGTTCTACGAGCAGCAGCGCGGCGTCATGTCGATCGAAAAGCCGGACGTTCTCGGACGCACCATGAGCTACCACGGCTACGTTTCGACGTTCGCAGCAATCTCGGGAATGATTCGCAAGATCACCCAGGCATAACCCGAAAGGCAGGCCGCAATGGCCGTCTACTCGGTCACATTCAAGCAACGCGTCGACAACTACGGCGTAGTGCAGACCCTCACGAACACGCCCATTGAGGTCGGGCAATCGATCACCCTTGCCGGTGTCGGTGACGGCCTCGATGGCACGTTCGTCGTTTTGGCGCAACCGGCGCACCAGTTTGTTGGCGTCGACACCCAGGGCAATCTGCTGTTTGACCTCGAATTTGAGTACCCGAACCAGCTGCTGTTTTACGACGCCGGCGATGACGTTGACCGGGTATCGATCATCCCGCCAGGCACCTGCACATGGAATCCGACATGCACCTGGATTACCGCGCAGCAAATCCTGGACTGGCTCGGCATCAGCGTCGCCACAGCTGGCGACCAGGCCTTTGTCACCCAATGCGCCTCAGCCGCAAATGCGTTCTGTTACCGCCGCCGCCAAGAGGCCGGCTACCTGCAAGACAGCCTCACCACCAGCCCGTCAGCTGACGTGACCCTTGGGACAATCCAATACGGCGGCATGCTGTACCGCCAGCGCGGGTCGATCTCGTCCTACGCCGAGTTTGACCAGGTGGCCGCCAACGCCGTTACAGGCCTCTCAGGCGTCATCAAACAGCTGCTAGGCGTCGACCGCCCACAGGTGGCTTGACATGACCGTACAGGCCTACACAGACCTGTTTAACGTCACGCTAAACAACCTGGCCAGCACCATTTCGACGCGCACCGGGCTGCCGGTCGTGACCGACCCTAGGAACCTGCAACCCCCTTGTGTTTTCCTGGACGCGCCACGAATCCAGGCATGGTCGAACAACATTGCAAAAATGGAGTTCCCGGTGCGTGTCATCAGTTTGGGGCCCAACAACGCCGACGCCCACAGGAATTTGCTGAATCTGATGGCCAAACTGATGAACGCCGGGGTAGGCATGACCGACGCCCGGCCGACCATTGCCATCATCGGCGGAACCGAGCTGCCAGCATATGATTGCACCGTATTCATCCAGGCGCAGGAGTAACTATGGCCAAGATCATCAGCCCCAGGGTAGGCACACCAGGCGAAGAATTTGACGAGGCCGCAGCCGAAGCGGCCGGCATCAACGTCGACGCGCTCATTGAGGGCGGGTTCATTTCCACCAGCAAAGCACGAAAATCTGCTAAAACAGCAGAACCAACCGAGGAGTAACCAATGCCGACCAGCACAATTCTCAGCAACCCGATTGTCACCGTCAACTCGGTCGATCTTTCCGACCAGTGCACCAGCGCCACATTCAATGTCAATTTTGCGCAGTTGACCGCGACCGCATTCGGCGACACTGACAACAAGTACGTCAAGGGTCTTGGTGACCATTCGGTTGACCTCGAGTTCTACATGAGTTTTGCCGCGACCGAAACGTGGGCAACTCTTAAGAGCCTGGTCGGCACGACGACCACCGTTAAGGTCAAGCCGGCAACCGGTTCGGCTACCGCGACCAACCCGGAGCTGACTTTGACCGGGGCGTTCCTTGCGTCGCTCCCGCCAACTTTCCAGCTGGGGTCGCTCAGCACCTGCACCGTGACGTTCACGGGCGGTGTCTACACCGAAGTGACCGCCTAAACCCACAACAGAAAGGCAGCCCGACATGCAGCTCACACTGCGTTATGCGCGCAACGGTGAAACCCATGAGGTGACAACCAACCTGGGTGTGATCATCGCCTGGGAACAAAAATTTAAGTCGAAAGCACCGCAGCTGGCGCAAGCCGTTGGCATGGAAGATTTGGCATACCTGGCATACGAGGCATCGAAACGTGCCCAAATCGTTGTGCCGGCCGAGTTCCAAAAGTTTTGTGACAGCCTCGAATCGCTCGAGGTATTGGACTCTGACCCGCAAAACCCTACTACGGCGGCACAGTAGGCCACAGCCTGTGTTCAATGCTGGTGGCGCTTCACTGGTGGCCGCCTGACGTAGAGTTTGGGGTCAAAGAACTAAACACCGTCGCAAGCATCCTGGAAAGGCAGGCACGAGAACATGGCCGCCGTTAGCACATTCCAGGTACACGGCATTCAAGAGGCGCTCAAAGAGATCAACAATTTTGACCGCACCCTGCGCCGCCAAATCACCAAAGACATTCAAGGCGGAGCCGGCCAAAAACTCGTCATGGCCGCCCGGTCGTTTATCCCGAGCAAAACGCCGTTGTCCGGCATGGATCGTGGCGGCCTGATCGGCGGCCGCAGCGAAACCAAATGGGATCGTGAGGCTGTCATGCGTGGCATCCGGACGATCGTGGCGCAACGCGCCCGGCCACCGAAAACGATTACTTTTTCTAACGGCCGTACAGTTGATTTTAAGGGCACCCCATTTCAGTTGTTGGTGCTGCAACAGAAAGACGCAGCCGGAGCCATTTGGGATCACGCCGGTATTCGGGACACCTCGAGCATGTTCGTCACCAACCTGATCAACGATGGTGAGCGGGTTGGCCCGGCACGAGCGCCACGCGCCATGCAACCGGCAGCCGAAAAGGCAACCCCCACCATCGAAGCCGAAGTGCGTAAAATCTGTGAGGACGTTATGGCCATCGTGAACAGAAAACTGGTGACCCGGTAATGGCAATCAACATCCCAATTTTCTCGAGCCTTGACACCAAAGGTTTCGACAAGCTGCGCCGCGAATTTTCCAGCCTGGAATCGACCAGCGAAAAAGCAGCGTTTGTTCTCAAAAAAGCCATGCTGCCAGCGGCGGCCGCCATCGGAGCGGTAGGGACGGCCCTCGGGGCGGCCGCCTTAGCAGCAGCAGAGGACGAAAAAAGCCAGGCGGCGTTTGAGCGGCAGATACGCAACTCGATTGGGGCCATGAACGGCCAAATCGAATCGCTGAACGAGTACGTCACTACCACGCAGATGGCCACCGGCGTATCAGACACCCTCGTGCGCCAAGGCCTCGGCAACCTGATCCGCGCCACCAAGGATCAGAACCAGGCGCAAAAGCTGATGAATATCAGCATGGACATAGCCGCGGCCACCGGCAAAGACCTTGAATCCGTCACCATGGCCATGTCGAAAGCCGCCACCGGCCAGCTGTCAGCGCTCAAGAAACTTGGCATCCCGCTCGATGAAAACACCATCAAAACAAAAGATTTCGAGGCCGCGACCCGCGAACTGACAGACGTTTTTGGCGGCGCGGCGGCAGCTCAAGCCAACACGTTCCAGGGCCGCCTGGCCAGGCTTAAGGAACGCTTGGGTGAAATGTGGGAAGAGATCGGCTACCGGGTGCTGCCGGTCCTCACGGACTTTGTTGACAAGATCAGCGACCTGGCTAAAGCGTTGGACGAGGACGGCCTCGGTGGTGCGGTGCGCATGTTCCGCAAACAAATGCAAGGCCTGACCCGGGACTCTGACGGCACCCTCAATGGCCTCGGCAATTTCGTGAACGGGCTGATCACGGTGCGTAACGCCATTGCGCACGTTGTCAATATGTTCATTCGCATGGCCAACGTGCTGCCATTTGTAGACGACATTCAGACCATTGAGATGGTTGACCAGCTCGGCACGAACTTTAATGAGCTGTACGGGGCGTTGGCCAAAACGACCCTTGAGCTTGAGAAACAGAAAGACCTGCAAGGGTTTATGGGCCCGGTGGCGTCCCGCGACGTACAAGAGCTGGCCGATCACATGGCCGCGTACAAAGAGGAACTGCGTTTCGCCACGACCAACACCGACGACCTCGAGGAAGCCACTAACAAGTCCGGTGGCGCAATGCGTAAGAAAACAGCCGCGGTGCGCCAGCAGGCAAAAGCTGTCCGGGAAGATTTGGCCAAGGCTTATGAGGCGGCCGTCGACGCGCTAAAAGACCAATTCACCCCGGCACTCAAGGACGCCAACGACAAACTGACAGCCGCCCAGGACATTTACAACGGGTTCTATAAATCGATCCGAGACAGCATCGTGCAGATTGGCGACCTGGGCACAGCCTGGCGGCAAGCAGCCGACAGTGAGGGCGCCCAAACCTTTTTCGGTGTCCTCAAAGATCAATCTGATAAAGCCAGCAAACTGGCAATGAACCTCAGAACACTCATCACCCGCGGCCTCGATGACCCGACGCTACTGCAAGCCATCCTGGCGGCCGGAGCCGACACCGGCCTTGAGATTACTCAGGCCATTATCGACGGCGGCGACGAGGGACTGACCAGCCTCAAAGAATGGTCGAAAACGATCAACGCCGCAGCTGACGAGCTGGCCACACTGACAGCCGATAAATGGTACAAGTCGGGCGTCGATCAGGCCCAGGCAATCGTCGACGGCGTTAACGCAGTAATCGCCCACACGGAATTTGCCTTGCGTTTCACGGCCGATGTGAGCCAAGTCAAGGCAATCACTGACGCATTCACCAGCAACGTGGCAGCCGTCAACGCTGGCCAGGCACCATCCATGGAATTTGACCCGGCGGGTTTCAGCTCGGCCGCGTTCATGGCCTTAGGGCAACCAGCGAACCGTCAAGCGGTACGGCCTGCAAATGTCAACATCAATGTCAATGGTGGCGACCCCAAC